AAGGTTTAACAGATGTACAACTCAGCAGAGTAGTTGCTGAAGTGTTGAATAACAATAGACAGGCTACCAGCGCATTGGGATACAGTCTACCGTTTACACAACAAAATTTCGAAGCAAGAAATATAAAACCATGAGTAGATTTGCTCGAGGTAAATTTGTTCCAACACGACCAGCCAAATATGTTGGTAACAAAAGTCCCACATATCGCAGTTCGTGGGAATGGGCATTTATGAGATTTTGCGACAACAACGACAACATCTTAAAATGGGCCAGTGAAGCCGTACAAATTCCGTATAGAGATCCACTAACCAATCGCAACACTGTATACATCCCTGATTTTTTTATTCAATACATTGACAAGGATGGTCGAATGCTAACTGAGTTGATAGAAGTTAAGCCAGCTAATCAAACACTGTTGGAAAAAGTTGGCCGCAATAAGAATAATCAAATGCAGTATGTAAAAAATCAAGCCAAGTGGCAAGCCGCACAGGCATGGTGCAAAAGTCAAGGCATAAAGTTTCGTGTGCTGAACGAAACAGACTTATTCGCCAATGGCACTAGAAAACGATAAGTAAGAGTATGAAAAAACTTGAAGAAATTCTCAATCTCCCAGAAAATAAAAAAGAGGTTAAGAAAACACAAAAAGAAAATCTACCAGTAGAATCCACCGCTATGTTGCGAGACATCAGCGAATTTGATAAGATATCAGCAGCATTGCCAGTGGTCAAAGGCCTAGGTGATGTTGGCGACAAAGAATTAGATGATTTAGCACAACGTGCTACTGATGCCTATGATGATTTGATGGATTTAGGCATGAATGTAGAAGCACGATACAGTGGTCGTATTTTTGAAGTTGCTGGTACTATGTTGAAAAATGCAATTGATGCCAAGTCTGCAAAATTAGATAAAAAACTAAAAATGATAGAACTGCAACTTAAGAAGCAACAAATTGATCAAAAAGCAGGGCAAGAAGACACTGCTATTCAAGGACAGGGCGTGATTATTACAGATCGCAACAGTCTTATTGAAAAACTAAAGAGTATGAAATAAATATAGTACTAGGAATTTACCATGAAATCTTTTCAAGAACATCTTACAGAAAGTAAAAAGACTTATCCCTTTACTGTAAAACTATGCGGGGCACTGCCCGAGTCTGCTGACAAACAGATGAAAAGTGCTATGAACAAATATGTTGTGAATAAACTGTCAAAAGGTAAAACAACACCAATTCAATCTAATCCATTGGATTTTCCAGGACAACAAAATTCTGAAGTGCATGTATTTGAAGTTGACTTGGCATATCCCACAACCAGTGCTGTGTTAACAGAATTGCTGGCTGATAAATTATCAGTCAGTGCATCAAGAATACGAGTGAGAACTCCAGGTGAAATGGCTGAAATTGCACTGAACTTGCAATACAACGAACCCACTAACGAAAGTATGTTAGACAAAGACTACGAAGTCGACACTAGCGGTCAAGAGTTAGTTGGACAAAAACGTGTGGTTAATTTCTTAAAAGAACTTGGCAAAAATCCAGCCGAATACACACAGGTCAAAGATGCTAACGAACAACTGTTGGCAAAAACAGCACCTAAAGAAACAGCAAAAAACATGGACGAACTAAAATCTAGTGCAAGTCCTTTGGGGTCAACTCAAAACAAGATCCCTGGCCCTAAAGGAAAATAAAATGAATTTCAGCGAATTATACAAAAAAATTGCAGAATTAGACAATCGTCCAATGACCGAAAGCGACACATTAGAATCATGTGGTTCGCCCATGGGATCGTCACCTATTGCTCAACAAGACACAGTTTCGGTAAGTGTCAATATGAATGGCAGTGGCGCAGGTGGTATTCGTGACTTGATGGCTATTTTGAAAAATATTGAAGACACCGACGGCGACATGCCAGATATGCCGCATATGGATATTTCATCTCCTGGGGATATGGAGTTAGACGTTATGGATCCTACAGACATGCCGGGCGCTGACGATGACGAAGATTCTTTAGATCAAATCATGCGTCTATCAGGTAAGCCTACAATGTTACCTGGCAATGACGGGTTAGATGACGCAGACAAACCCAAAGAAGCATTTGCCAACAAACCCGATGAAAACTACAGCGACATCAGTGCATTAACACATGACAACGCTGGTGGTCTTAATGCACCACACAAACAGTATAAAAAAGAATATCCTGGCGATAATCCCATGGCAGAGAGCGTGAAAAATAGATTACTAAACAAATATCAATCATACAAATAATATTACTGTTATGATTCAAAGCGGGCATGAGCCCGCTTTGTTATTTGTAAATACACTATGTCATCAAAATCACTAGACGGCGTTTTAGTTAAACGTGCTCACAAAAAAGAAACATTTACGGAGAAACAGGTCAATGAACTATTGAAATGTGCTGATCCGGATACAGGGTATCATTATTTTTGTGAAAACTTTTTCTATATCCAACACCCAGTCAAAGGCAAGATGTTGTTTGAGCCATTTGGTTTTCAAACACGATTGTTGGACGCCTATCACAATTATAGATTTACTGTTAATATGTTGCCCAGGCAGATGGGCAAAACCACCTGTGCCAGTGCATATTTGTTATGGTTTGCAATGTTTAGTCCAGATCAAACCATATTGATTGCCGCACACAAATACACAGGTTCTCAAGAAATTATGCAGCGTGTTCGTTACGCCTACGAACTGTGTCCAGACCACATACGGTGTGGAGTCACTAACTACAACAAAGGCAGTATAGAATTTGACAACGGATCACGTATTGTGTCAACTACCACAACTGGCAATACTGGTCGAGGCATGTCGATATCGTTATTGTACTGTGATGAGTTTGCATTCGTGGAGCCCAACATTGCCGAAGAGTTTTGGACTTCTATATCTCCCACACTGGCCACTGGTGGTCGTGCAATTATCACTTCAACACCAAACAGTGACGAAGACGAATTCAGTAGAATTTGGAAAGAATCTAACAACAAGTTTGATGCTTTTGGCAATGAACGTGCTGATGGATTAGGCAGCAATGGATTTAGTCCTTTTACCTGTCATTGGGACGAACACCCGGATCGTGACGATGCATGGGCTGCACAAGAAAAAGGACGAATAGGCGAAGAACGTTTCCGTCGAGAATACAATTGTGAATTCTTGATCTTTGACGAAACATTGATCAACAGCATGTGTCTTGCTGAACTGACAGGAACAAATCCCATAATGAATATGGGACAAGCACGTTGGTTTAAGAAACCTAAATCTGGCAATATATATGTGATCAGTTTAGACCCTAGTCTAGGTACCGGTGGTGACTATGCTGCTATTGAAGTTATTGAATTGCCAAGTTTTGATCAAGTGGCAGAATGGCATCACAATGAAACTCCTATACAAGGTCAAATACGGATTTTGAAAGACATGTTGAATTATATCAAAGAATCTATAAGTGATTCTAATATGAATGACATATATTGGAGTATTGAAAACAACACCATCGGCGAAGCAGGACTGGTTGTGATTAAAGACCTAGGCGAAGATCAATTTCCAGGACTGTTTGTCAGCGAACCCATGCGTAAAGGACATGTTCGTAAATTCCGTAAAGGATTCAACACCACACACAAGACCAAAATTGCAGCCTGTGCAAGATTAAAGCATCTAGTGGAAAGTCAAACACTTAAAATAGCCAGTAAGCCGTTAATTAGTGAATTGAAATCATACATTGCCCAAGGTGTCAGTTTCAAAGCTAAAAGTGGTGAACACGATGACTTGGTGTCAAGTATGTTGTTAAACGTGCGCATGATACAGGTACTAGCAGACTGGGACCCCAGAGTATACGAACGAATCAGCGTGAAAGATTCATGGGAAGACAACGATTTCGAGCCGCCAATGCCGATATTCGTTTCTAGTACGTTATGATAAATATGAAATATGGAAACTAATCTAAATCGAGTGGCCGAAGACTTGTTCGATAAAATCGAAGGTTTTCCCAATATTGTCTTAAAAGACCAAAACAATCAACCGATTCCTCCCAGCATGGAAGATCAGATTGAAAATGCTAGAATTTTCAATTTTAACTTTGTTGCTAATGGAGTCAATTTAGGACCCGTGACTGTCACTATTAGTGATAGTGAAGGACTGCAAATTAAAACCTATAACGATCCAGTTGAGGGCAAACCTGAAGAAACGCAAGATTCATGGTATGCTTTTATTGCAGGTCTAAGCGAATTTGCCACTGAACATGTGATTAAATTCAAAGGTCCTAAAATTGTTACGCAAAAAATAACAGCAAAGTCTGAAGTCGGAGAAAGCAAAATGACAGAGTCAAAACTAGTTGGCACCAGTAAAACAAGTTATCAAGATCTTGGCGAGGCAACACTGATTGTCAAACACAGTAAGCCAATTAATTACAATGCTGCCAACGGCAGAACACAACACATCGAACGCATATATATTGAAAATGCCATGGGAGAACGATTTTGTTATCCTTTCAAGCACCTAAATGGTGCTCGAGCATTGGCTACGCATATTATTGCAGGTGGTACACCTTACGATGATATTGGTCAACATGTTATCGGACTATCTGAAGAACTTAACAAACTCAGAATGTTCAAAGGATATGTCACACGTAGTCCAATGGTGGCAGAAGCCATGGGTGCTGTTACTGACAAAGTTTTTAACAGAATCGAAGGTATTAAAAAAGAATTGCATCATTTGCAAAGTAAAAATTACTATGCAGAGTGGTCAGAGGGATTTAGCAAAACAGAAGCAAGAATTATTCCAGAAGACATGGCTGCAGAATGGATTGATAGATTGACTATCAAAACATTTAATGAAGATTTAAAAACCGTGTTTCCTTATTTGCTTAACATTATAGAAGAGTCAGATTTACCCACTGTGGAACTTGATGCTGAAACATTATTAAACAGTTTTGCACAAGTGCAAGAATTAGCAGAACCGGAACGTGACATACAAGAACTTGTAGATTTAGAAAATTTTGTAGACACACTGATTAAAGAAGATATCACCAGCGGCATTTTCAGTACAGACCCAGAACAACGCACAGCAGCCATTGAAAAATTAAATGAGTTGATTAGAGAAAATCCTGAAGCAACACTGGGCCTTGGCGGCGAAAATGGCAAACGTATGTTGGCCGACATCATGGACGACGATGCACTAATGGCTGAGATCGATGATCGTGCTGAGCAAAATCAAGGCAGCGCAGAATCATTATGGGATGTGGTTAGAGAATATTTACAATTTAAATCGCCTGAAATGTTGAAAGACAACGGTGGTGAAATTGATTTCAATCCAGAACCTGCAACAGCACCAGCAGTAGAACCAGCAGAGCCTGTGGCAGCACCGGCAGCGGAACCTGCAGCAGCACCAGCCCCTGCCGAACCAGTTCCACAGCAAGAAGGATGGCAAAGTGGATTGGAACAACGACTTGGAAAAATTAAATCGTTGGCAGAACAAAGCGGTAGAGATTTTGATTCTATCAATTTAAGCATTAATGGCAAAGATTATAGTTTATCTGAAGCATTGTCTGCATTTAACCTAGCAGAGAAAAAAGAAGAAGAGCCGCCATTTGATCCCGATCCTCCAAAAAAGAATCCTAGTGCGGTTGCTGGAAAATATGGTCAAGGATATTCTACCGCTCGACATTTGGCAAGACAGGGCCAGGCACAGGCTCAAAAGAAATCATTGGCTAAAGAAATTCAAGAAATGGTAAAGAGTTTTACAAATCTTGTTCCTGAAAGAATGGATCAAGGACCTTTCCCACTAGGTGAAGAAGGTGTTATTACCAAAGTAACTAAAGACATGTGTGAAAAATTTGGCAAAGAAGATGACGAGCGATTCAAAATGGCCGTTGAAACTTATTGCAGAGAAACAGTGGGTAAATTAAGTTCTGTTTATGAAACATCAAGAATGAAAAAATTAGCCGGCATGGATAGTGGATTTGACGAATCTTCGCAAGTCCCTTATCAGGTTAAGATGGGACCAACACCTATGGCAATCACAAGCCCAAAGCCAACTGCTATCGTAGCAAGTAAGAAGTGGACAGCAATTACTCCTGATATTGAAGCCAAAGCAACTGCACAAGGTTTCCGTAAGGTCATGCTTAAAGTTAACGGACAACTAGTTCCAGGCTTAGAGGGCGGCGACCAAGTATTGGGTAGTAAGATTATTGTTGCTCCGAGCGACTTTGAAAACATGACCAGAACTGGCGATGCAGGAACTGCAAGAAGACCAATGGGCGTACAAAGTGCTGAGAAAACTGGTATTGGTGCACCTCCTAGCGGTTTTACCAAAGAAGAAGGACTCAGTGCAATTAAAAAATTGGCTGGACTACAATAATCACAATTTAGGCAAGATTGCTCTTGCAAACATAAATAAAAACGTATACAATAACATGTATGCGTTTTTTGTTTTAAGATAGGCTTAAAACAGATAAAGGCAAAATTAAATTACTCAAGGCTAATAAAGGAAAATATTATGGCAACTCTAGCAGAAATTCGCGCAAAATTAAAAGAATCCGAAACCCGTAGCAACGGAGAAGGAAATAAATCCAGTGGTGATAATTCAATTTATCCCTTTTGGAATCTCAAAGAAGGATCTGAATCAGTAGTTCGATTCCTTCCAGATGGCAATCCCGACAATACATTTTTCTGGGTCGAACGTGCAATGATCAAATTGCCATTCGCCGGTGTAACGGGATCTACTGACAGTCGACCAGTGACAGTAAATGTTCCATGTATGGAAATGTATGGCGATGCTTGTCCAATTCTTTCAGAAGTTCGTCCTTGGTTTAAAGACCCAAGTCTAGAAGCACAAGGCCGCAAATATTGGAAGAAGCGTTCGTACATCTTTCAAGGTTTTGTAGTAGAAGATGGTCTTAAAGAAGACAATCATCCTGAAAATCCAATTCGTAGATTTATCATTGGCCCTCAAATCTTTCAATTGATTCGTGGTGCATTGATGGATCCTGAAATGGAAGATCTGCCTACAGACATCTTGCACGGAGTTGATTTCAAGTTGATTAAAACTTCAAAAGGTGGTTATGCTGATTACTCTACTTCAAAGTGGAGCCGTCGTGAACGCCCACTAAATGACACAGAGCAAGAAGCAGTCAAGTCGTTGGGATTGTTTAATCTCAAAGATTACTTGCCCAAGAAGCCCGGTGATGTTGAACTGAAAGTAATCAAAGAGATGTTTGAGGCTTCGGTAAACGGCGAACCATTCGACATGGAACGCTGGGGTCAATATTTCAAACCAGCAGGTATGAGCCAGAACACTGGCGATCCTAATACTGTGCGCAAAGCCGCAGTGCTGGATGATGAATATGACTCTGAGCCAGCAACTGTTAAAACCAGTGCGCCTGTGCAAGAAGCCAAACCTTCAGGTGATGGCTCATCTAAGGCCAATGACATTTTGGCTATGATTCGCAATCGCAAGCAAAACGCTTGATTTAACAAGGGGCATCACGCCCCTTGTTGTTTAACTCACAAGGAAAAAATATGGCAACCAAAGCCTTCGATTTATCAAAATTTCGTAAAACCCTAACCAAGAGCATTGATGGCTTAGGTGTTGGCTTCAACGATCCTACAGATTGGATCTCAACAGGCAACTATGCTCTAAATTATTTAATTAGCAGTGATTTTAACAAAGGCGTACCACTAGGTAAAGTCACAGTATTGGCTGGTGAGTCTGGTGCAGGTAAATCATATATCTGTTCAGGTAACCTTATCAAGGCTGCACAACAACAAGGTATCTATGTTGTGTTAGTCGACAGTGAAAATGCTCTTGATGAAAAATGGTTACACGCATTAGGTGTTGATACTAGCGAAGATAAGTTATTAAAACTTAACATGGCTATGATTGACGACGTGGCAAAGACTATCAGTGAGTTCATGAAAG